GGACAGCTCTACCTCTGGGACGGCAAGGCGGTCTGGGCGGCGGATGCGGAGCGGGAGGAGAACTGGCAGCGGGCCGACGGCCTCGAAGAGGGGGTGCGGTTCGAGCTGGTCAGCGGGGACATCGGGCTGGACCGCCCGGAAGAACAGTATCTTTCCCGGCTGACCCTCCGGCTCGAGGCCGAGGCGAAGAGCCGCTTCGAGCTGGCGGTGAGCTATGACGGCGGGGCGTGGGAGACACTGGCCCAGAGGACGGCCGACGGGCGGCACTGCTTCGACATCCCCTTCGTGCCCCGGCGGTGCGGGAGCCTGCGGCTGCGGCTGAAGGGCCGGGGGCAGATCACCCTGCGCAGCCTGACCCGGACGAGCGCCGCCGCGAGAGGCGGTATTCTGGCACAGGAGGTGAACTGATATGGCAAGTGTCACAGGGCTTTCGAAGATCGGCCTGCCCCATCTGAGCGAGAACATGGATGCGGAGGATGCCCGTGCCATCCGCAACTACTTATACCAGATGCAGGAGCAGCTGCAATATGTGCTCTGCAATCTGGACGTGGAAAATATGTCGGAATCGCTGCGCACCCGGCTGAACAGCATCCAGTGAGAAAGGAGAAGCTATGAGTACCGAGAAGAAGAAAGAACAGCAGCTTTTGGAGGAGCTGAGCGCCCAGCCTGCGGCCCGGTCTTCCTACAGCACGGCAGGCCTGAGCAGCCGCAGGGAGGTGGAGAATGCGCTGGCAAAGGCGGAGTACAGCCCCAGTCAGAGTGTGACCGACGCGGCGGCCGACTTGAAGAATTGGCAGCAGAACCGCCCGGGCCAGTACGAGAGCGCCTATCAGGGCCGGATCGAAGACCTCATCGGTCAGCTGCTGGGGCGGGACAGCTTCCAGTACAGCTATGCACAGGACCCGCTCTACCGCCAGTATGCCCAGCAGTACACCCAGAACGCCCGCAATGCCAGCGCAGATGCTGCCGCACAGGCAGCGGCCCTGACCGGCGGCTACGGCTCGAGCTATGCGGTCAGCGCGGCGCAGCAGGCGTATCAGCAGCAGATGGGTGCCCTGAACGACGCTTTGCCCTCCCTCTACCGGCTGGCGCTGGACACCTACAACAGCGAGGGCGACGATGTCGTGACCCGCATCGACCAGCTCAATGCGCAGGAACAGAACGCACAGGCGCGGTATAATGCGGAGCTGTCGGACTACTATAGTCAGCTCGACCGGAAGGGCAGCGCCTACAACGCCGCCTATGAGCAGGACTATGGCCGCTATCAGGACTATCTGGGTCGGCTGGACACCCTCTACGGCTATTACTCCGCGCAGGAACAGCAGGCGCGTGCCAAACGTCAGCAGGCATTCAGCAATGTGCTGAGTGTTCTGGGCGTCATCGGCGACGCGGTGCAGCTGGCCATCACCGGAACCACCGGCATCGGCTCGCTGATGGGT